CCCGCGAACGGTCAAACAGCGGCACCAGCACCGTGCCGACGCGGCCATCGAGCCCGACCAGCAATGCGCGCCAGGCGAGCACCTGATCGCGGCGGCGGATCGCCACCCGCTCCAGCGTCGCGCGCCAGATCCCGAAGTCGCGCGAGGCGATCTGCTCCTTGCCGGACAGCGACACGCCGCCTGAGATCGTCCGCGCGTCGTAGTGAATATCCACGGTCGGCGGCACCAGCACCTTAGGCCATTCCAGCGCGGTCACTGGCGACGCCTCTGGTTTTCGTTGTAAGCAGCAACCGCACGCCGCTCGATGCTGGCGTTGACCGCCGCGAGGCTCGCGGCAAGGCGGCTCACGGCCGCGCTGTCGGCGCCCTTGGCGTCAATGCTGTAGACCGGCGCAAAGGTGAACGACGACCGCTGATTTTGGTTCGTGATAGCCTGCATGCCAGAAAGCGCGTGGTTTGGAATGACCTGCGACCCGGCCGGCAGATTGACAACCTCCGGACCTCGCTCGCCGACAATTGCCAACCCTCCCGGCGCGCTGCTCGTGCCCATGGCGAACTTCGGCAATCCACTGAACAATTGCCCCACAAAGCCACCAATTCCACCGGAGCCGCCGAAAGCAGCTTTCCACAGATCATCCGCCGCCATCTGCATCAATTTGTCAGCGATACGCCCGAGAGCGTTGACGCCGGCGGTCCGCAGCGCATCCAAGGCTGATACACCATTGCGGATCTGCTGTCCGAAGTCCGTCAGAAAGCTGCGGTTCACTTCCTGCCCGAGCTGCGAGATCGTCCGCAGAGCGTTGGTGGATCGGATTGCCGCCGCTTCTGTCGAGTTGAGCGCCGCCGGAATATCATTGCCGTAAATGTCACGAAGCTGACGCGCGATATCAGCGTCCTCTTGCGTCAGGAACGCCGTCTTCAATCCGAAGTCCGTATCGGAGATAACCTTGGCCCTCGCAAGTGCTTGGGCCGCCTCGCCGGCATCCTGGGCGAGATCCTGAATCTTGTCCCGCATCTTGTCAGTGATCGGAAGACCGGCCTGCTGGGCTGCCGCGAATAGCTGCGTTTCGGCGCGCAGTTCCTCCTGCGCCGCCTTACCCTTCCCCGCCGAGATCGCGTCTGCGTCCAGCCGGGCCGTGTGCTTGGCGATCGACTCCGACGCCCGGTCAAATGCATCTGGCGTGTCGCCGCCGTGCCCGCGCTGCGGCAGCTTGGCCGCGTTCGGGTTAGCATCATCGGCAGATGCGGGGCGCGCCGCAGGCAACGGAACGCCGTTCGGAAAAAGCGCCTTCGATTGCTGTTCATTCACCTGTTGCAGCATCAGCTTGGCGAGTTCCGCCTTCGCGCGGATTAACTCCAGACCGGCAACAATTTCCGGGTCGCCCTTCCCGGAATTTTTCATCCGCTCGATGACGCGGGTTACCTGATCCGCATCTTGAGCGACGCCCTGCATATCCTTGCGGACTATATCCAGCGCATCTGCGTAGGCGTCGAATTTCTCTTGGCCCGTCCCCGCGCCCACACCCTGCGCAGCCAGCGCCGCTGTAGCCAGTTCATTCGCCTTGTCGATCAGACCATCGAGCCACCCGCCGATGTCGGCTGCGACCGATTTGAACTGTGCCGCGAGATTATTTGTCGATTGGTTCCACGCTTTGTCGAACAGCGCAGCCTTCGCCACGGTCGCATCGTCGATGATCGCCCCCGCTTTGTCGGCATTGGCGGCTACGTCTTCAAACGCGGCGCCGCCGTTCCGAAGAGCTTCGACCCAACTCTCGGACAGACCAAGCATCTGCGCGGCCTTAACCTTCTCGGGCATGGAATCGAACTTGTTAAGCAGGCCTCCGGCGATCGCCAGAAGATCATTCAGCTTGATGACCTGACCGTTGCGGTCCTTATATTTGATGTTATTAGCTTCAAGGATCCGGGTCAGTGAGTTCTCGTTTTCCTTGGCGTCGGCGAGCAACCGCGCAACATTCCGGATATCTTCCGCTGACTCCTTCGACGTAACACCACCCTGCCCGGCGGCATACTGGATGCGCTGAAACCGCTCGGCGGTGATGCCCGCGTATTCGGCATTGCGTTGCAAATCGGCAAGCTCACCGTTGACCTTCACCAGCGACGTCAACAACGAGCCGACGATGCCCGTCACGCCGGCCGCCGCAACACCAAGCGTCGAGAAGCCACCCATCGTCGGGTTGAGGCTCGCGAACTTGCTCTCGATATCGCTCACAGCTTGATCAGCGATATCGCCAGCTTCATTCATATCGGCCGTAAACTTGTCGAGTTTCGCGCCAAGCTGGACCACAAGGTCAGACATCAGGACAATCTCGCAACCATGTCATCGAATTCATCATTGGACGGAGGCTCAACTACTTCCTCGCCGCCATTGGCCTTGTGCCAGCCTTCCACGCAGCAGCGGAACTGCCAGAACGAACAGGCGTCGACCTCGGCCGGCGACAGCCCGATTACTTTTCCGTTTCCGTAGATGACGGAGAATTTGACCGGCTCGTCTCGTCCGTCGTCATCGTCTTTTTTTTTGAGCCGGGCTCATCTTCCGGCACGCCGACCAGCCCTGCGAGCAAAATCAGAAAGGCTGTCTTCGTATGCTCAAGGAGGGGCTGTCCGTCGAACTGACGCATGAGGAGCCGCGCCGCCTCGGTCAGGGTTGCGCCGCCGCCGACAAGCCCTGCTTTCAGAACGTCCCTGACATCATCCGGCCAGGCGTCGTTCGTTCGCAGCATCTGGAGCAATGTCGCAGGGCCAACCAACGGCGCGGAAATCAACACTCGACGAGCGTTAACCGCCTCCTGCAAGGCTCGAAACTCTCCGATCCCGATACGGAAGCGGCGCTCCTCCCCCGCCCACATCAACTCAATCGACCCATCGGCGCTCATTTGATCCCCGTGGTATTCAGAAGCGCGCCGCGGTGCGCGACCATCGCCGTCGTCCCGTCAGAACGCAACTCACGCAACTTGTTGTTCTCCTGCACCATCTCTTCGACGGTCTCGGCGAAAAGGTCGTTGCCGAAATTCCGGTACTTTCGATACGTGGCGTAGAAGAACGGGTGAGCCGGCTCCTTCTGGGTGCCGAACTCCGTCGCCAGCGAGTAGTCATAGACGCGACCGGCACGCGTGCGGCGCGTCGTCGGCGGACCGCCGCAGATCACAAGCACCGATACTTCCTGGAATTGGCCCGGACCATTGCCGCCGCGTGTCACATCCTTCTTTCGGATAGTGGCCGCCATGGTCCCGGTATCTTTCGGGGCCACGTCCTGCATATTCGCGATCAGCTCATCGGCCATCGCGAGCGTGCGCTCGTGCAATCCCTTGCCGAGCATTGCGCCGAATTCCAGCATTTCCGTCCGGAATCTCCGGACAGTCGGATTGCTGGTCATCAGGTGGCGTCCACCCACGTCACCGCACCGTCGTTGACGAGCGTGACGTCGACGGTGACTTTCTGGCCGCGGGTGCCGCCGAGCTTGAATGCACTCAGAATGAACGTACCGGCGTAGTGACCGAGGGCATTGTTGTCGAGCTTGATCTGAAGACTGTGCGATGCGGCGCTCATGAACCAGTTGTTCCACTTCGAGAAAGACTGCACAGCCATAACGCCGGTGCCGCTTACGGTCGCGGACAACGCATTGACGTCCTTCGCTTCCCATGCCGGCGCTTCCGGATTGTCGCAATCCGGCAACAGCGTGGTATTGGTGGACGCCGCCAGATCGAACGACTTCGTCGTCAGGCCACAGGGTTCTGCAAAGACTTCCGGATCAGCCCCATCGCCGACAAGAATCAGCAGCTTGGTGCCCGGCAACACGGTCGGTTGTGCCATGGTAGACTCCTTTGAGGATGCGCCGGAGCGCTTCTAGATGGGTTGGAGAAGAGATCGGAAAGTGATGGCCGCGTGCTTTGTGAGACCGTCAGGGTCGCGCAGATAGCGCGTGTCCTGATGCTCGAAGACGATGACCGCGTAGCCATCCACAGTAAGCTCGGCGTCATCGAGTTTCGACACGATCGCTTGGGCGATCGCCTTACATTCTGGAAAGCCCACGCCGCGGGACCAAACATCGATTTGCTGAAAGACTTCGGAGCCGTCGATGCAGCCAGCCTTGTCGGGTAGCACTTGCGTCGGACCCAGCGTGACATATGGAAACGGCGCCGAAGCGTCCACATCGTCATAGACGCGCCTGCCAACGACCTCAGGCAGCGCGCCGGCAACTTTAAGCGCGGCGACAAGCGCCTTCTGGAGCGGTAGGCTCGGGTCACTCATCTTGAGCCGCCGGATTTACAATCTCGCCGGCACTTGAGGCGATGATTGCTCTGACCGCCGCCTCTGGAACGCGATCATAGGTGCGGTCTGCGAGATATTGCACAAATACTCGCGCTGCGGCACGATGGGAGAAATCCTTGTTCATTTTCATGGTCTTCATATGAAACGCTCCCTGCTCGCAGCCATCATCGCCGCGACACTCTCAACGCCGACGATCGCGGCAACTGATGATGATGTTCTCACCTGCGCCGGCATCACCAACGACACCAACGAGCGTCTCGCGTGCTTCGATGCAGTCGCGAAGCTGGTGCTATCCCGCAAGATCAGCGCGCCCGAGAACTACATTCTTCAGCGTTTCAAGAAGCCGTCAAAAGACAAATAGTCCCACCTACAGCGTCACGCCCGGCGACTGGATCGCGACCGCTAGCACCGTGGTGGACTTGGCGAGCCCGAGCAGGCAGACATCCTCGCCGGCGCCAACGTCGGCAACCGGACAGATGCCGCCGGGCGTGTTGCTGAGGTAATAGGCGGTGCCCGCGGTGAGCGCGGCGCCGATGGTGATATCGCCGGATTTCAGCACCGTGAGCGGCTGATTGAGAGCCGCGCCGTTCAAAGCAATACCGGTCGCCTTCTTCGCCTCGGCCGTAGCCGAGTCGCTATCGGCCAGCATCCACTTGTTGGTGGTGGATGAACGATAGACCGCCTGCCCCGCTGTGATGGTTTCACCAGCCGTGCCGCTGTCGCGCATCATATTGGAACCAGCCAGGACACTTGCTGCCGTAATCACGAGATCAGCCATGATGAAGCTCCAGGTTATGCGGCGACGCCGCTCTCACAAAGGAAGGTGATGAATTGTCGATCGGTCTCGGCGGTGACATCGCGGACGGCGAGTTCGGTGTCGTCGCGCGCGTCGACCAAGCGCCAATCGGAATTGATCTGTCGGGTCTGGCTGGACACGCGCACCGTGATCAGCACCGGATGGCGGTTCTCCAGCCGCGAGGCCATAACGGTTTCGCCGCCGCGCAGGTGGTGATATGCGGCGCGCACCGTGAACTCGGTTGCAAATTCGGCCACGGTATTGCCCATGCCATCGTCGCGGCCGACGCGCTTCTGACAATGGACGCGGTATTTGAGGTCGCCAGCCTTGATCTCAGCCATCAGACGCCCCGGCGGAAATTACACAGCAACGCGTCGAAGGCCGTAAAGCCTGCGGACGTTTCAATCTCGCGGTTCTCGTAGCTGTCGGCGATCCAGATCAGCATGGCGTGGATGATGGCCGGCGGCACTTCTTCGTAGCCGATCAAAGCCGATACGGTGACCCGCGAGCCCTGAAGCCGATCCGGCCAACGCTGCCCAGCCTTCAAGACAATGGAGGATTCAAAATCGTCGGCTTGCAGCTCATAAACGGTGTCCGGCAGCATCTGCGCGTCACCCGCTCGATCGATGTAGCTGATGGATTCGATTTCCTGCACCGGCGCGATCGGCAACCGGGCGAAATCGGAGAAAGCATCGCATCGCACCGAGACGATCCGCTCGGCCAGGACGGTGTTGCAGTAGGCCTCGACGTGCGAGCGCGCTGCGCCAATCAGACGCTTGATAAACTCATCATTGTCGCTGTCGTCAATGATTGCCTGCGCCTTAACCTCATCAACAGTGACGGGCTCGGCGGATGGCGCCGTGGTGACGGAGGCCGGATACCACATCAGTTCCGCTTTCCTTTGCGGAATTCGCGCGCGTCGGCCTTGACGGTGCGCTCGATCGTCTCTTCAGAGACGGGCACAGCCGAGCCGGCCTCAACTAGGCGGACGGCTTCCCCGTCGCCGAAACGTTCGGTTTCGTCGCCGGCACTCAATGCAAAGTCCGCACCAGCGATACTCACCAGCATCCGAATCTTCATGAAACACTCCAAGGTGGAGGTGAGCGCCCGAAGGCGCCCACCGATCGCGACTACGAAGCGGCCGTGATGAGGTGCTTGACGGCGGCGGTGTCGCCGAGTTCGCCATCCAGCCGGATCAGGCCGAGCAAACCGATGTCCGGCGCAAACCGCTCGCGGGCGACGAACATCACGATGCCGCCGACCTTGCGGACGAAGTACTTCGAGAAGTCGCCGAACAGCATGACCTTCTTCGCCGCAGCCAGAGAGTCCATGGCTTGGTTGATGCTGTAGGGCCGGCCATTGAAGCTGCCGGGGACGCCCTTCTGCACGTCGCCCGCCTGCCACAGGTAGTTGCCATTGCCGTCCTTCAGCTTGCGAACGGCCGACAGCGTGGTGTCGTTGAACATATACCGCGCCTTCGGAGAGGCCCGGTAAGCCGGGTCAACCGAGTGTTCGAGGTCGATAATCTCGTCCCAGGTGATGGCGGCCGTGGCGGCGGCGGTCTTGCCGAGCGTGGAGGCAGTGACGATGCCATTCGGATCGCCGGTGCCATCACCCGTGGTCAGTTCGGTATTGGCCCGACGGCCGAGACGCTGGCCGAGCAGATCGCCAAGCAGGGTTTCGAAGTTGAAGATCGAGTCCTGCGCCAGCTCCCACGAGAACTTCACCCATTCGGTGTCGTAGGCGTAGGCATTCAGCGTCTTCTTGTCGAAGGTGGCATCGGAGCCGCCGTCGTCGGTAACCGCGCCGCCCTCGGTGTGCTTGGCGACCGCCACGCCGGTGTCGTCGATCGTCGGAATGTCGATCGGGTTGCCGGAACTGGTGTTCATCACCGTGCAGAGGTTCTCGTCGTACATCGGACCCCAAGCCTTCATCGACTTGATGATCTGATCGCTGAGTTCGGTCGGCACGGTGTAGCCGCCAGAGCCGCCGCTTGTGGTGGCCTGCGTGCGGGTTTCCACCTTGGTCACGCCACCCTGCAGGGCAGCGCGCTCCTCCGCCGACAGCGCCGACAGATCGCCGCGCTCCTGCACGTAGCGATGGAAGGCGTGGCGATAGTCGACGGCCTCGCCCGCATCCTGCCCCGACGCCTCGGTATCGCCCGGCACCGGACGGCGCTTGGCGCGCTCTTCGGATGCCCGCTGCTCAAGCGACGCAACACGTTCCTCGCGCTCGATCTGCACACCGAGACGATCATATTCCGTCATGGCGGCGTCATGCTGGGTTTCCAGTTCTTTCGCGCGCGCCTCGTCGGTCGTCGCGTTGATCTGGTCGAGACGTTCGCGGGCTTCGGAAACGATCTTCTCCTGACGCTGGCGCAGATCCTTGATCCGGCTGTTCGAAGCAACGCCAGCGAGCACCGGCGCATTGGCCATGATCGTGGAGAAAAGCTCATGCCCCTGCGCGTGCGGCAGCACAGCGGCCACAGCATCGGGTGACATAAGAACAACGCCGCAGACGGCGACGACCGCCAATGCGGCGGCAAACAAGCACATTTTCCGAGTCATCGGTTTAACCTTTCGTCGATGTGAAATGATTTGGGCTTCGGCTCGGCGGCCTAGGCTTTACTCATCGCCCGCGTGCGCAGGTCGATGGAAACCTTCATGCCGACGCGACGTGCGGCGGCGTTGAAATTCTGCTGACGACGTTCTTTCCGCGCCTCATCCAGCGAGCGGAGCGCGATCGAGGTGCCGTCATACGCTGGATTCGAAACGATGCTGACCTCGGACAACTCGACCTCAAGGATGGTGCGCTTGGGCGGATCGACGGTCTCGTCCCACTCCTGCCGCAGCACCGAGAAGCCGAACGACATGCCGCTGACGTCACCGCGCTCGATCAGCACCAGGACATCGCGACCGTCCGACGTGTCTGGAAGGTCGATCTCGACATAGAGGCCCTTATTGTCCTCGCGCAGCCGCAACGTTCCGACAGAACTACGTCCGAGCACGCGGCCACGATCATGATCATAGTAGGCGCGGACGTCTGCAGTCCGCAGCGTTTCCGTGAACGCGCCCCGCGCGATCACCTCCTGAAAGTAGCCGTTGATATCGGCAACCTCGCCAAACACAGCGGCATATCCGGCAACGGTCGTGACGCCGTTCGCCTCACGGCGTTCGACGCGCCGCACCAGCGCGCGGTGTTCAAACTCCGGCGTCGTCGTCTTGCTCATCGTCCTCATCCTTCGGAGGTGTTTCGTCGTTTGCGTCCGATTGATCGGCGTCATCTTGTGTCGGCGGC